CACCACGCGCTGGTGCAGGTGCTGGAGCCGGTGATGATGCGCGGTATGGATCGCTTCTGCTGCGGCAGCATCAAGGGCCGCGGGATCCACTACGGTATGAAAGCGATCAAGAAGTGGATGAAAGAGGACACGAAAGGCACGAAATACTGCCTGGAGCTGGATATCCACCACTTCTACGACAGCCTGACGCAGGAGACGGTGATGAACCGTATGCGCTGCCTTGTAAAGGACTGGCGCGTGCTGGATCTGTGCGAGCGAGTGATCCGCGACGGCGTGCTGATCGGCGCGTATTGCAGCCAGTGGTTTGCAAACACGACCTTGCAGCCGCTGGATCAGTTTATCCGGCAGCACGAGTGCGTGAAGCACTACGTCCGGTATATGGACAATTTCACGATCTTCGGCAGCAACAAGAGAAAGCTGCACAAACTTTTGAGAGATATTGAAGCGTGGCTGAATGACCACGACTTGCAGGTAAAGGACAACTGGCAGGTTTTTCCTACCCGCAGCCGTATGCCGAACGCGCTGGGATACAGATACGGACACGGCTATACCCTACTTCGGAAACGGAACGAACTGCGGCTGAAACGGCAGATCTCCAGAAGCACCTACAAGCGCAAGCACCACAAGAGAATACCACCGCGGTTCGCCGCCGGCCTGGTATCCAGGCTGGGACAGCTGCGGCACTGCAACAGCACAACGTTTTACAGGATATACGTACCGTATCGGTTGCAGCAGATGCTGAAAAATGTAATTAGAGAACAATTCCGAAAGGAGAAAGCAAAATGGAACACAGTTATATCTACGGAACCGTGCGCGTGAACGGCGAGCTTCTGGAGAACCTGAAAACCAAAGGCCCGACGCATACCGACCTCACGGGCTACATCAGCAGCGTTGCGGAATACTCCGACAGCGTTGTGACCGACCGCTGCCGCATCCTCAAAAAGTACCGTAGCGACGAGGACAGCGAGGGCAACTGCTACGACTGGTACGTCATCGACAAGCACTACCGCTACGTGGACAAGACCAAGCCGCTGAAGGCGGAGGGCGCACAGGCAAGAGCCGACATCGACTTCATCGCTATGGAAACGGGGGTAGAACTCTGATGGAACACTCCAAGAACTTTGAAAAGGTGAAGAACTATTACAACAACGGACTTTGGAGCGAGGAGCGCGTCAGAGCCGCCGTCGGGAAATGGATCACTGAGGAAGAATATATCGAGATCGTCGGCGTGGCGTATGCGGAGGATGCAACATGAAAAAGTACATCGACATTTCGTTCTATCAGGCGACGCCGGACTTTGACAAGCTGAAAGCGCAGGTGGACGGCGTCAACGCGATCCGTGCCGCGTTTCCGGATGAGGACGCGGAATGATCGACACACATTTGCAGTTTAAGTCTCTGACTCCGTTCAAGCAGACGCCGACCTACCTTGTCCTGCACCATGAGGCGGGGCAAGGGACGGTGGAGCAGATACACAAGTACCACCTATCAAAAGGCTGGAGCGGCATTGCCTACCACGCTTATGTCCGCAGAGACGGCAGCGTTTACGCCGGAAGGCCGCTGGACAAGTGCGGCGGTCATTGCAGCGGGTACAACAACTGTTCCATCGGCATCTGCTTCGAGGGCAACTTCGAGACGGAGACGATGACGCAGAAGCAGATGACCGGCGGCGTCAAGGCCATCGGCGAGATTCTGGCGAAGTATCCGTCGCTGAAAATCGTCGGTCACAAAGAGCTTTGCGCGACGGTGTGCCCCGGCAAGAACTTCCCGCTGGACTATTTCAAAAGCTATCAGGAGGACGACATGGCAACGAGATTCAAGACCATCAACGATGTTCCGCAGGCGCTGCGGAAGGAGACACAGCAGCTCATTGACGCCGGTGTTCTCAAGGGCAACGAGAACGGCCTTGATGTGACAGAGGATATGCTCCGCAGCATGATCATCATGAAGCGGTACATCGACAAGCAATGAACGAGCGGAAGCTATTTCGATTTTCAAAGGGCGTGACGGTGTTCTGCATCCTCGCAAACACGGCCATCACGGTCACGCTCTTTGTGCTGATGTTTCGCGGCACGGTTCTGGACGGCAGCGTGGTCATCGCCATGTATGCGCCGTTTTCCATTGAGCTGGGGTACAACGCAATGATTTCTTTAATCGAGAAGAAGGGGAAGAACGATGAGTGATATCATTTTATCTGTTATTGGCAGACTGCTTGGTGCTGCTGCTGTTATTGTGGCAGCTTATCTCACACCGAAGGTGAAGCTGTGGTTGGAGTGCAAGGCCGGCACCGAGGCGACAAACGGTATTATCCTGATGGTGCGGGAGCTGGTGAAGGCTGCCGATCAGCTTTACAAAACAGAAGATCCAACCGGCGCGATCCGAAACGCTTATGTCAAGGAGCAGCTCAAGGCGCTGGGTATCGAGATCACCAACGAGGTTGACGCGCACATTGAGGCCGCCGTCTTTGACCTAAAGTGAGGCGCGGATGGAAACACTGGGAACGATTGCAAAAGCAGCAGGATATATCGTCACGATCGCAGCGTTTTTTGCGATTCTGTGGAAGATTTACAGGAAGATATCCGCATTGACGGGCGGACAAAAGAGCCTGCTCAGGGGGCAGATTACCGGCCTTTATTACTCGCACAATGACGAGCCGGAGCCGGAGCTGCGGGAGTATGAGCGGCAGCTTTTGGACAGCGCTTACGAAGCGTATACGGCGCTGAACGGAAACAGTTATATCAAAGACATCTATGCAAAAATGAGAACATGGAAGGTCGTGACATAATGGGCTGCGGCAAGAAGAAAAAGTGAGACACCATGCGCCCCGTAATGGGGCGCAAATCTATTAAAAGGAGGACGGTATGCCCGGTACACTATCAAATGCGGACATCAACTTCCCCACGTTTGAGGGCAGCACGGAAAAGCAGCTCAAGGATGTGGAAAGCTACTTATATATGCTGCTGGAGAACCTGCGGTATTCTCTCGCCAATATCGGCACGGAGAACATGAACAGCGACGAGCTGGACAAGATCATCAAGATGAGCGCAAAGCAGATCGACCTGACCGGCTACGTCACGTTCAACGCGCTGGAAGAGGAAGGGCAGACGATCATCAACGGCTCGAACATCACGACCGGTACGATCAGCGCGGACAGACTGTATCTGACCGGTGCCATCGAATGGAGCGATCTGACTTCTGCCGCACAGCAGAGAGTGGACGCCGGCAAGGGCGACGACAACCCGAGCTATATTCACTCGACATATATCGGCGCGACGGAGATTCGTTCCCCGACAATCAAGGCGACGAACTTTTCTGTTTATCCGGCCAGCGGAGACACAGAGGGAAGCTACAATCTTTATACAAACGGACACAATTATCCGATGCTGACGATCAGCCACAGATGGTACGATTCTCCGACTGTCACGTTTTCAAGTCCGTCGTCAGCAAACGCGACATGGAATTTCCCGGAGACAAGGATTTACGGCGGAATTGTCCTTGAAGAGGGAAAAACATACGGTACGACAGCGCAGAGAGACGCCCTTTCTGCAAGTGACGGACAGATTTTCTTTGTCGTGTGAGGTGACTCATGGCAAATATCAGAGTAGAGAGCTATGCGGGCGGCCTTAATGTTGTCGTTTACAATCTTGATACCAGCTATGAAAACGACAGATACTTTGTCTGGCAGGCAAAATTAGGAAGCACAATGGTCGTTGACGAAACCACGACGGAAGATCCGTATATCTCTTCGACGAGCTTTTATATGGACGGACTGACGCCCGGACGGACATATTCCATTACGGTCGGCGTGTATACCACAAGCTGGAGCCAGCTTGCAGTATTCCGAAGCTCCGGTGTTCCGGACTACTATACGATTTCCGCAACGGTCATTTTCAACGCAAACGGCGGCAGCGTTTCTCCGTCCAGATACACCGGCTACGACGAATCGTCCACGGAATACGGGTATGTGGATATCGTGTTCCCGACGCCGACATGGCAGGGGCATCGATTCGATTACTGGCAGATCGTCGGACAGCAGACGCAGTTCCAGCCCGGTACGCACTCTATCTTCGGCTCGTACTACGGCGAGACGTGGACTGCAAAAGCGTACTGGTCGATCGCACCGACATCCAATGTCTATATCAACGACAACGGACAATGGAAAACGGCGACGGCGTATATCTACGACGGAGGATGGCAGGAGGCAGACGCAAATATATATGACGGAGGATGGCAATGAAAGAACGCATTGAAAAGCTCTATCGGCTCATCAGTATGCTGACTGTCAGCGGCGACAACGTGGATGTCATCGCGGCTGTGCGCCAGGAACTGAAATCCATCTACAAAGAACTGGAGGCGAACGATGAGACTACCGACACTTCCGTATAAAGGAAGCTACAATCAATCCATGCAGACGACCTTCGGCGGATATAACCACACGATCGGCGCGAAGGACGGCGAAATCTACGACATGACGAATCTTTCGTCAAACGACTATCCTGTTCTGACAACAAGAAAAAACCGCACAGAGGTCACGACAAGCGGCACTCCGCACGGTATGTACTCCCACGGACGTCTTTACGATGTTCGCGGGAGCGTTCTTTATAAGGACGGAAGCGCAATCACCGGCATCACGCTGACGGATACGGACAAACAGTTCACCTGCATCGGTTCTTTTGTCTGCGTCTGGCCTGACAAGAAGTGGACGCGGGAAATCTCTACCGGGAAGATCACGGTTACAGTGAGCGGCGCTGCGGCGACAACGTCGGACGTGGACTTCACGGAATTTTTCTCCGCAGGAGACGCCGTGTTGCTGGAGGGCACATCCAATGCGGCGCGGACGGTATCTACGGTTACAAGCACGGTTCTGACATTTACGGAGGATATCCCGGATATCGGCACATCCATTGCGTTTTCAAAGGACATCTGCGGAAGCATGGAAGAGACGACCGGCGCCATCACGGCGACATTCAAGGACGGCACTTACGCAGAGGAAGCGGCGGAGGCAAACACCATCGAGTGTACCACAAGCGGTTTTGATTTCACGGCGCACTTCTCTGTCGGAGACGCGGTGACGATCAGCGGATCGGCGGAGAGCGCGAACAATAACACGTTCATCATCCGTGAGATTTCCGCGACGCAGCTTCGGTTTTACGAAAACACGTTTGTGATTCCGGCGACGCCGACGGAGACGATCACCATTGACCGGACGGTTCCTGACCTGGATTTCGTCCTTGTGAACGAAAACCGAATCTGGGGCGTTTCCAACAAGAGCGAGAACAAGATATACAACAAGACCACAAAGGCGTGGGAGACGGTGTATTCCACCTGTATCTACGCCAGCAAGCTGGGCGATCCGTTCAACTGGAACGTGTACGACGGCGTCGGTACGGATGCGTTTGCCGTTCAGGTGGCAAGCGCAGGAGACTTTACCGGTGCGATATCGTATCTCGGTTATCCTGTGTTCTTCAAGGACGACCAGATATACAAGGTGTACGGAGACAAGCCAAGCAACTTCCAGGTTATCGCCAGCGCGAACATGGGCGTGGCAAAAGGAAGCCACAAGAGCCTCGCCATTGCCGGGGAGACGCTGTACTATCTCTCCCGCGCCGGTGTTGTCGCATATACCGGCGGCGTTCCTGCCGCGCTGTACGAAGTGTTCGGCGGACAGAAATACAAAAACGCCGTGGCCGGAAGCGACGGGCGGAAATACTACATCAGTATGTACGATTGCTCCGCGTGGCATCTGTTCGTTTACGATACTTTGTACGGTCTTTGGATGCGAGAGGACGAGACGCAGGCGGCGGATATCTGCTTCCATAACGGAAGTCTGTATATCCAGACGGCGACCAAGCGGTACACGGTTGACGGCGGCGGAACGGAGACGAAAGCGTTTTCCGTTGAATTTGCAGAGGAGACATACAACAGTCCGAACAAAAAGCGTGTCGCACGGATCATTCTTCGCATGGAAGTCAACAGTATGGCATGGGTATATATCCGATATGACGGCGGACAGTACGAAACCGTCAAGGCGATCGCATCACTGGGAGAATGGCAGAACATGGTGATACCGATCGTCCCGAAGCGGTGCAGCAAATTCCAGATCAAGATCGCAGGATCGAGCGATATCAAAATCTATTCCATGACGCGTGAAGTCGCCACGGGCAGTCAATATTAAGGAGGACGATATGGCAGTCAATTACGACAAAAACACAGACTACGCAGCGCTTATGAAGCAAGCGGCTGACCAAGGAGAGTATGACCTTGCCGCACTGTACGAGCAGAAGCGCAACGCCAAGATTCAGGGAGAAGGCCTGAACTACTCTGCTACGAGTCAGTACGCAAACTATCTCCCGGCAAAGCAGACGACATCGTTCAGCCCGGACATGACGGCGTATAACGATGCGTACAACAATCTTCTGAACTTCAAGGACTTCAGCTACGATTACAGCACCGATCCGCTTTACAGCCAGTATCGTAAGCAGTATACGCGGGAAGGCCAGCGTGCCGGTGCGGATGCGCTTGCGAGCGGTGCCGCGGCAACCGGCGGTATGGTGAGTTCTTACGCGCAGACTGCGGCGAATCAGGCGCAGAACTATTACGCAGCACAGCTCACGGACAAAATCCCGGAGCTTTATCAGCTTGCGTACAATAAGTATATGCAGGACTTCACGATGGCACAGAACCAGCTTACCGCTGCGGCCAACGACTACAACCGGCAGTATACGGAGTATCAGGATCAGATCGCGCAGCAGAACACGGACTACGCAAATCAGCTTGAGTTTGCCCAGCTTGCGGCAGGCGTCGGCGACTACTCGTATCTCCAGAACATGGGCATCGATACCAGCGCGATGACGGCGACGACCGGCAAGGGCGGAAGCGGTACGCCTGTGGTGGAGGAGACGGTGACCGGGTATCCCGTTTCTACTGCGATGTGGAAGCAGATTTCCGATGAGGCGACCGGCGATCCGGCCAAGGCCGCACAGCTTTTGGTGGACAACTGGAACAATCTGAGTACGTCGCAGAGAAACATTCTCGCACGAAAGGCCGGTTACAGTTCTGCGGATATCGTGAAGAACGGTTCCATCACGCAGGAGGGTGCAACAGCGCTGA